CTGAAAGAGTGGGGATAATGGCAACAGGTACTAGAGCATTAACCCTCAAACTCATTGCAGACATCGATGACTTTAATAAGAATCTAAATAAAGGCTCAACCGAGGTCGAAGGCTTTGGGGGCAAGATTGAGAAGTTTGGCAAGGTCGCAGCAGCTGCATTTGCAGCAGCCGCAGCCGCAGCCGTTGCCTATGCAGGAAAACTTGCCATTGATGGAGTCAAGGCAGCCATTGAAGATGAAGCAGCGCAGGTTCGCCTTGCAGCAGCTCTCGAAAATGCAACAGGTGCAACTCGCGACCAAATTGCAGCAGTTGAAGAACAGATTTCTAAAACTGCACTTGCAACAGGTGTCGCTGATGATCAACTTCGTCCAGCCCTCCAGCGCTTAGCGGTTTCTACAGGTGACACAACAAAGGCGCAAGAACTTCTCAATCTTGCGTTGGATGTTGCTCAAGCAACTGGCAAGCCTCTTGAAACAGTAGCAAACGCATTGGGTCGCGCTTACGATGGAAACACAACATCATTAGGCAAACTAGGCATTGGACTATCGGCAGCAGAACTCAAAACAATGAGTTTCACTGATGTTCAGGGCAGACTCTCAGACTTGTTCGGTGGAGCTGCAGCTAAGAACGCGGAAACATTCCAGGGTCGCATTGCTCGCCTCAAAGTGGCATTTGATGAAGCAAAAGAAACTATCGGTTTTGCATTACTTCCAATCATTGAAAGATTGGTTGATTTTGTTGTCAATCAGGTTGTCCCAAACCTTCAAAAGTTTGCCAGTGCATTTGACCCAATCGTCAAGGCAATAAACGAAAACAAAGATTCATTCCAAAGATTGTTTAACTTTATCGGAGATTATGTCATTCCAATTTTGACTAATCTTGCAGGTGGAGCGCTCAAAGTTGTCGGTGAAGTGTTTGGTCGAATCATCGGCATTATCGGATCAGCAATCGACAAGATTGCAGACTTTGTTGAATCAGTTAAGAACATGGTCAATGCGGTTATCAGTGCCTACAATCGCCTCCCAACACCCGACATTGGCTTAATTGGTGCAGGTGGCGGTTTTGCAGGCGGTGGCGCACCTGGAGCAATTAGCGGTGGAGGCAATGCAGGAATCCTCGCCGCAGTTTCAGGATTGGCAACAGTAAGTTCAAGCATGGCAGGTTTGGCAGGCGGTGGAGGCGGTGGCGGTAAAGGCGCGACCGCAGCTAATAAAGCAGCTCTTGCAAGGCTTGAAGCCGATGCAGCAAAACTTGGTGATTTAGTAGATCAACTTATGGGAGTTCAAAAGGTTGACCCATTTGCTTATGGTTCATTTAGAATGGGCGAAGCAAAATCAATGCAGCAATACAACATCACCGTTAACGGCGCAATCGACTCAGAATCTACTGCTCGTCAAATCGTAGAAATTTTGAATGACTCATCCGCTCGAGGAACGCTTGGCGCAGGAGCATTTGACCGATGACCGCCTGGAGTCCTGTTTGGCAGGTATCGTTGAACGGTGGGACTTTTACAACGGTCACACTTGCAAACCTAACAATTTCATCGGGTCGAACAGATATTTATCGTCAACCCGTTGCAGGCTATTGTTCAGTTGAAATACTCAACACAGACCAATCTGCAGTTAACATTGAAATCAATGACCAAATAGCAATTCAGGTAAAAGATTCAACAAACACCTTTGTCCCTATATTTGGTGGTTTCATCACTGATATTGACCAAAGCGTTAAATCATCAGGAGCAAGCGCAATCGTTCAGACTTTTAAGGTCATTGCATTAGGCGCTCTTTCTCGCCTGCCAAAGATTTTGACTGAGGGTGTTTTAACAAAGGATTTTGATGGTGACCAAATCTATTCAATCCTTTCAGGGCTTTTGTATAACTCCTGGAATGAAGTACCTGCAGCTACTCAGTGGAACACTTACAACGCAACCGAAACATGGGCGAACGCTCAGAATTCAGGACTGGGCGAAATTGACCAACCTGGGGACTATGAATTAACAGATCGATCCGCAGACACAACGGATGTTTATTCACTTGTTGCAGCTCTTGCAACATCGGGGCTAGGCTATATTTATGAAGATGCTCAAGGTCGCATCGGTTATGCCGATAGCACTCATCGCAGTCAATACCTTGCAGCTAACGGATACCTCGAAGTTACTGGCAGTCATGCTCTTTCACGCGGAATTGCAACATCTCGCAAAATTGGTGACATTCGCAATGAGGTAGTCATCACCTATAAAAACGGTCAAGAAGTCATTGCCGATGATTTAGCCTCTCAGGCGCTTTACGGCAAACAGGCTCAAAACATTCTTACCTCGATTGAGAACGGTGTCGATGCTCAAGCGCAGGCAGACTTTTATCTTGAACTTCGTGCTTATCCTCAAAGCCTGTTTAAGTCGATTACCTTTGAATTGACCAACCCTGAAATAGATGATGCTGATCGTGACCGCCTAATCAAAGTTTTTATGGGTGAGGCATTGGACATCACCGATTTACCTGCGAACATGGAGGCGGGCAGATTCCAGGGTTTTGTTGAGGGATGGACTTTTAACGCAGGATTTAACACACTTTCACTCACCCTCAACTTATCGCCTTTGGCATTTAGCCTCCAGGCAATGAAATGGGAAAATGTCCCAATCACTGAATCATGGAACACAATCAACCCAGCCCTGCAATGGATTAACGCTACAATAGTAGCCTGACAATAGGAGAACAATGGCAACAACGACCAATTACGGGTGGACAACCCCTGATGACACCGCGCTCGTCAAGGATGGCGCATCGGCTATTCGGACGCTCGGTTCGTCTGTTGACACGACAACAAAAGCCTTAAACCCATCTACAACACTGGGTGACATCGAATACCGCTCATCTACTGCTAACACAAACACTCGCTTGCCACTTGGAACTGCAGGGCAAGTTCTCACAGTAAATTCAGGTGCAACTGCTCCAGAATGGGCAACATCATCAAGCGGTGGAATGACTTTAATTTCCACGACTACGCTTACAGGAGCAACAGTTTCACTAACTTCAATTCCTGCAACCTATAATGATTTAAGAGTTGTAATTAAAAATCCATTACCAGCAACAGATAACAAATACTTTCAAATTCGTTTTAATAGTGATTCAGCAGCAAATCGCCACGCATCGCTTCAAATATCAAACAGCAATACCACTTTTTCTTCAACTTTTATTGCTTTAGGCGAAAGAGCAGATAATTCTGTCACACAAGGTCTTATTATTATAGACATTTTTGATTACAAAAACACTACAACTTGGAAATTGATGCGCCAAACATCACTTGTTAATAATTCTACAACAACAACAAATCTAGGTTTTGAATTAGGTCATGGTGCTTACAATCAAACATCTGCAATTTCAAGTCTTGATTTCATAGTGGAATCAGGTGGCAATTTCACATCAGGAACAGTTCTACTTTACGGAGTTAAATAATGGCTAAAACATCTACTCGTCCAATGATTAGAATTCATAACATTGAAACTGATGAAATAATCGACCGTGAAATGAACGATGCCGAATTTGCTCAATATGAAGCGGACAAGGCAACATCAATAGCAGCAGCCGAAGCGAAAGCAAAAAGCGAAGCGGATAAGGCTGCTTTATTGGCTCGACTCGGTTTAACCGAGGATGAACTTAAAACAATTCTCGGATAATGAAACCGCGTTTAACTAAGTCTGCCATCCAGTTACGAGAACAAATTGACGATGCCTTCCCCGATCGTGATCGTAGCTCGGACTCAGGGGCTTACTCAGATGCTCGGCATGCAGCTCGTAAGTCTGACCACAATGCGGATGCTAATGGTTGGGTACGCGCCATCGACATTGACCGTGACCTATCCAAAGGGCGGGATGTCATGCCCGACGTGGTTGATCAGATTCGACTATATGCCAAAAAGCATGGACGATTTAGTTACATTATCTTTAACGAAAAAATTGCTTCACCCATCCTTAACTGGAAATGGCGTAAATACAAAGGCGTTAACCCACACAACAAACACGCACATTTCTCGTTTCGCAAAGATGCGGACCTGGATGGCTCGTTTTTCAAAGAAATCCCTATGATCGGAGAAAACAGATGAACATGAAAAATCCCCTAATCCTAACCGCAGGTGCATTTCTTTCTGCTTGGGCAGCTTCAAACTTCGATGTCGATTATCGCGCAATTCTTTGGGCGGTTCTAGCAGGTGTCTTTGGTTACGCCACTCCCAAAAAGTAATGACCGCCGAGAATTGGGCGGGTGTTGCAGTTGCTGCAGTGACCGTTATTGGTTCGTTTATTGGATCAGTGAGATGGTTAGTCAAGCATTACCTAAACGAGTTAAAGCCAAATTCAGGAAGTAGCATGCGCGACCAAATCACCGCACTTGAAGCGCGTGTCGAAACGATTATCCGCATCTTAGAGAGGTAACAATTATCTCATGGCAAGAAAAGCAACTAAGGCGTTAGAAGATCAAGGCTATTCGCAGCTTGATGCTTTTTGCATTGGCTTGCATGAGTATTACAAATCATTGAAACGGGCAGGTTTTCCTGAGTCTGTTGTTCTGTTCATGATTACAGAACCGCAAGCCTATCCTGCCTGGATTTTGCCTACGCCAATCGATCCCGAAAAATTCGGTGATTACGAGGATGACGATGAGGATGAATGACAAAAACAAAATCTCGAATTTTGGTAATCAGTGACCTTCAAATTCCGTACCATCATGAAGCTGCAGTCAAGAATTTAATCAAGTTAGTTAATCGGGAGAAGTTTGACCTTGTTCTCAACACAGGCGATGAGTTGGACATGCAAGCCCAATCGAAATGGGCAAAGGGCACAGGACTTGAATGGGAGGGTCAACTCGATGCCGATCGAAGCCTGGCTCAACAAATACTTTGGGACTTACGCACAACAGACATCACTCGAAGCAATCACACAGATCGCCTTTATCACACACTCCTTCGAGGAGCGCCGTCCCTCATAGGTTTGCCTGAACTGGAATATCCAAAATTTATGGACTTTGCTTCATTGGGCATCCGCTTCCATAAGAAGCCTTTTGAGTTTCATCCAGGTTGGGTTTTGGTTCATGGGGATGAGGGTTCGATGAACTCCAACGCAGGACTTACTGCCCTCGGTTTGGCTAAGAAGTTTGGTAAATCGGTCGTTTGCGGTCACACTCACAGAGCGGGCATCAGTGCCTATTCTGAGGGCATAGGAGGCTCATATAGGACTCTTTGGGGCGTGGAGGCAGGTAATGTCATGGACAAGCGCAAAGCCTCTTATTTGAAGGCTGGAGCGGCTAATTGGCAGATGAGCGTGGCTATCCTAGAAACCTATGGCAAGAACCTCTCGCCTATGCTAATTCCAATCAACAAGGACGGTTCATTCACCGTCTATGGCAAAACTTATGGATAACCTCATTCGGGACATTTTTCCCGTTTATCGGACTATAGATGACTCAATGGATGAAAATGAATTGTTACCGTTTCGTTATACAAATAAGCGAGATTTTGTCGGGTAAGTGTGCAACCCTAATCCAGTAGCGAAATCCAGTAGCTGCAAAGGGAGCAACAAATGATTATCAATTCATTAACAATCTTGACGGTTGCAGGCATTTGTTTAGCAATGTATTTGTCCTACCGTTTAGGCGAGGAAGTTGGTCGCGATCGAGGAATTGTCGAAGGTCGCAAAGCCTTAAGAAAGCAATTTGAGCAGGTTGGTCGATGAAAGCAACTGAGGCGCTCATCAATGCCATCGACATTATGCAAGATCGTGGTCGAATCTACGGTCATCCGAAAATCAATCAAGGTCGGATTGCTTCACGGTTATCCAATCTATTCGATTTCCCAATCTCAGACTCTCAAGCTGCGCTTGCAATGGTCGAAGTCAAACTTAGCCGAATCCAAGAAACCCCTAGTCACACAGACTCCTACATCGATGCAATCGCTTATCTTGCAATAGCACTGCAATTACAAACTGAGGAGGATGAACTTTATGTTTAATCTTGACAATTATGAGCCAGTTGAAAAACGACTAGGCAATCCAACAAAGGTAACTACATTTTGGGAGGACTATCCTGATGGGCGTGTTGAAACAGAACTTATTTCTTTCCAGGGTGATCGATACATTGTTAAAGCATGGCTTTATCGTACTTACGCGGATAGCGTGCCTTTCTCCTCGGGACTCGCGGAGGAGAGCGTTAGCAGTCGAGGGGTTAATGCTACTAGCGCGTTGGAAAACTGTGAAACTTCTGCAATCGGTCGTGCGCTTGCAAACGCAGGTTATGCAACTAAAGGCAAACGACCATCAAAAGAGGAAATGATTAAGGTTGCAAGAACTGAAATCTCAAAGCCAAAAACCGAATACATTCCAGTTGAAAAAGAGGATGATCCCTGGACAATCAAAACTGTTGAAGCGCCAAAATCCGCAGCTGAGGCAGTTGACTTAGTTAAGGAAATAATAGGCGGGACAACTGACAAAGATGTTCCTCGATGTCCTCATGGTGAAATGCACTGGGCTCATGGAATGACAAAAGCAAATAAACCGTGGGGTCATTTCAAGTGCATGGCAGCGGCTACAGGTGAGTTGAATCGATGCCCTAAAGGCGAGGATGTCATTTGGTACGAAATAGCACCTGATGGCTCATGGCGTCCACAAAAGAAGCGTGCATGATGGAAAACAAAGTCATCATTGCTACAAAGGCAAGGGAAACTTCTCGAATTGCTGCTGAACGCATTTATCCAAAGTCCGGGTCAATTCGTTTATCAGTCTATGAGTACCTCATTAGACAAGGACTTCGAGGAGCAACTGATCAGGAAATGCAATCAAACTTAAATCTATCAGGTGACACAATTCGACCAACTCGAATGACATTGTTAAAGGATGGATTTATCATCGACTCGGGCGAAACCCGAAACAACTCAAATGGCAATCCATGTGTGGTTTGGCGTGCCATAGATACAGGGATGATGTTCTAATGGGTCACATTTACAGTTTCGTTGGTTATGCAGGAGTTACCAACTGCGATGAATGTGACGATGACACAATGGTTAATGAATATAAACGCGATGATGGCTTAATTGTTGTGTTTTGTAAAAAATGCGAAGATGGGAAACATTTGTAATGGGCGAAATAGTTATGTTTAGCGATGGTGAAGCGACCATCATGGGCGGTGAATTGGAAGAGCCGCAGGAAATCGTTATTTATTGCGATTTATGCAATGAACCGATTGCAATTACTCCAGCAGCTAATGACACGGTTTTCCTTCAATGCTTAAGGTGTCACGCCGTCAATGGCAAGCCAACATCGTAAGCATCGAGGTTATGCGACCGAAAGGCTGGTTGCTAACTACTTGCAGCAGTGGTGGCACGCAGCTAGTGTAGGACGCGGTCAAGGCAAAGATGTTCAAGGTGTCCCGTTCGACATCGAGATCAAAGCGCGCAACTCACTTGACATCAAAGGGACATTGCGCCAAATCAAGGCACGCACTGCCAAAACTGGGGAGTTAGGGTTTGCGTGTTTCAGACTCAATGGTCAAGGGGAAGCATCAGTCGGGGAGTTCGTCTGCATGTTGCCACTGAGTGATTTGGTGCAATTACTTCGTAAAGCAGGTTACACAAAGATTCCTGCAGATATAGATTGGGAAAAGGCATTAGTTCGATGCGATAATTGCGGTAACTGGAAAGTCAAACATTGGGAGTGCAAAGCCTGTGAGCCAAAGGAAAATAATGCCAACTTATGAATATCGATGCCCTTTATGCAATTTGCAAATGGAGTTGGAGTTACCTATGGAGCACGATCTAGTGCGATGCCAGGACTGCGGTGCTCAAGCAAACCGCATTTATTCTGCTCCAGGACTCGTGTTTAAGGGTAAAGGGTTTTACCGAACGGACAATGCATGAGAATTCTTAACCTATATGCAGGTATTGGTGGCAATCGCAAAGACTGGGGTAATGAGCATGAAATTACTGCAGTTGAATATGATCCTGAGATTGCAGCTATCTACGCTGACCTATACCCAAAGGACACATTGATTGTCGGAGATGCTCATCAATACCTACTTGAGCATTACAAAGAGTTTGATTTCATTTGGTCAAGCCCTCCCTGCCAAAGTCATAGCAGCTTTAGATTTAACATAAATGTCAGGTTTCGAGGTACTGAGCCTAAGTATCCTGAAATGAGCCTTTATCAAGAGATAATCCTGCTTTCCACGCACTTTGAAGGCAAGTATGTTGTAGAGAATGTAAAGCCTTACTACGAGCCCTTAATTAAGCCATCAGTAGAGCTGCAACGACATTACTTTTGGACTAACTTCGACATTCCAGTCATCAAGTTCGATACCGATAAATTGAGAACTGCTCAGATTCCTGATCTTCAGGAACTACATGGAGTTGACCTCTCAAAGTACAAATTGAGCAATAAACGACAAGTCTTGCGAAACTGCGTTCTATCAAAAGTTGGGAGTCACATTTTACGACACGCGTTCTGACCAGCACTTATAGGAAAGGATTTGACATGACCAGTACACTCAGAGGGCTAGAGCCCACCAGGGGCTCAGAGCGAACCGTGAAGCGGTTAGTTCGCTCGGTAGCCATCGTTATCGGGATAACTCTGTTTGCACCTATGGCACACGCAAACACAGGCTCAATAGATCAATATATTTACAATCCTAAGAAGTACATAAAAGCAACAATGTCTAAGCATGAGGCTAAATGCCTTAGATTGATTAAAGGAAAAGAATCAGCAGGGAATTACAAAGGCAGTGGCATACCCAAAGGA